TAACAGTATCATAAAAATGCCATTTCCAATCATCTTTAGTTACATTACCTAATGCAGCATTAATACCGCCTTGAGCAGCAACGGTATGTGACCTAGTTGGAAACAATTTACTAACACATGCAGTATTGTATCCTTTTTCAGCTAGACCCATAGTGGCACGTAGACCGGCCCCGCCGGCTCCGATGACAAGGGCATCAAAGGTATGTTCTACGACTTTTGCAATATTAGATTTAAGCATAATATATTATTATGGTTATATTTTTAAATCATCTCGTATGTTGTTCTTAATCTTTATCTAATATTAATGGTGGATATCTAGATACATAATTATTTATAAAATAAGTGGTTGTTAAAGATGATACTAAAAGGATAGCGGAACTTTTAGAAACTTTAGAGGTTTCAAGTAATGATGGATATTTATCCCATAAAAAGTGTCTAACCCCACCGAAAGAATGATATGTTACAGGAAAAATAAATGAATAATTGATTACATTTTTAAAATTACTGTTTAGTTTTTTATATTCCTCAATGGGATCATAATTCGCTAAACAGCACATACCTCCTACAAGAAAATATCCAGTAACGGTTAAACCAGTAGCTCTATTTGTTATAGACGAAATTGCTGTAATAGGAAATTTATAAATGGTAACATTAGGTGAAATATTCTTCATATAATCATTTAAAAATATATTTTTAAGTAATTATATGAATTTACTTGCACCAGATAAGAATTTAAGAATGTTTAAATTATATCATACCTCAGCAAAAACAATGATACCTCTTACTTTAGGATCACTTTTATTTCACGGTATAGATACAAAATTAGCACAATATTTAGACTATGCTAATGTTCTTAATTTAGGATATCATTCATATGTATCAACCAGTTGTGTAATAACAGATTATATACACAAAATACCTATAAAAAATATAGAGAAACCAGTAAGAATTTTAAACTTTAAATCTCATGGACTGGCTTGTATAGGTTTTTGTTATTATGTCCAAAAATGTTATAAATATTAAAAATATATATATATTAATGAGTCGTTTCAAATGTATAACACAACAAGTAAAAAATTTAAAACCTAATAATAATATATCATTAAAAATTTATAGAAACTCGAATGGTAAAAGCAGAATGCAAAATTTTAATTTTAATAAAAATATATGTGGTCCAATGGTTCTAGATGGTCTTATTCATATAAAAGATAATTTAGATAAAACATTAGGATTCAGGCGTTCTTGTAGGGAAGGAATTTGTGGCTCATGTGCTATGAATATAAATGGTAAAAATGGATTAGCTTGTTTAACGCCATTGGAACCTAAAATGTCTATTTATCCACTACCTCACATGCCAATTATAAAAGATTTGATACCAGATATGAAGAATTTTTATAAACAATATAGTGAAATTAAGCCTTGGTTGCATACTTCAAAAAACAGTGAAATTGAACATATACAAACTATAGAAGAGAGACGAAAGTTAGATGGTATGTATGAATGTATTTTATGTGCCTGCTGTTCTACATCATGCCCTTCTTATTGGTGGAATTCAGATCAATATTTAGGACCAGCAGTTTTAATGCAAGCATATAGGTGGATTGAAGATTCACGTGATGAGGCAACAAAAGATAGAATGGAATTTGTAGATGATGCTATGAAGTTGTATAGATGTAAAACAATAATGAATTGTACAAACACTTGTCCAAAAGGATTAAATCCAGGTAAAGCGATAGGAGAACTAAAGAAAAAAATAGAATTAAATCTGCATTAATAAAATAGATTAATATTACCCTTTATTAATGAGGGGTAATACTAATTTGTTGCCTAAGTTAAAAAAATCGTTAAACACAAAGAAAAAATATTATTATAAACTTGAATATCCAGCAAAAACACGAAGATTAGCTATAAATGAAGGTATTAATTATGAAAACAAGAAAATGGGTAAGTCTTTAAAAAAAGCAGCAACAGCAAAAAAAGGAAGACTTAATATATTAAGAATCTATCGAAGATATAGAAAAATAGATGAATGTAATAAAATAACAAGTGATATGCGATATATAGATAAAAAATATAAGTTAGGAAAAACAAAAAATATATGCGGAACTAAATCAAAAAAGGGGGGAAAGAAAAATAAAAAAAATAAAACAAAGAAAAAATTCTTATATAATCCAAATAATCCCAAAAAGAGCTTTGATGTTTATATAGATAAAAATCCTAATGATACTATTCCTATTAAATATACAACAGTTAATGATGTAAAAGATACAATTAATAAATTGGAAAGATTATATAAAACACAAAAGTATTCTCATAAAAGAATTTGGCAAGTAGGTATGATAATGAAGGTAAGATTAGAAGCAATGTTAAAACATAAAAAAACACTATATAAAAATGCCAAAAATGTTAAACAAAGATATAATTTGTCTAATAAATACTTTAAATTTTTAGGTGAGAGAAGCAAAATAAAAACCTTAAAAGAAAGAATGAATTTAAAATTTAAATTCGATTAAACTTTTTTTGTATCCATTCTGATAAACCATAATTTACATTTCTACCTTTTTTGTTTTTTCCTATAATATCATTAATATATATTTTTCTTAAATCACTACCATTAATACATAAAAATATGTTATAAAATAAGAATGCTATTATATTATAATCTATATCTAACGATTTTATTGATATAAATCTATTTACTTTGATATGCTTTTGATATGTTTTATACAAGACGAATCCTTCGATGCCTATTATAAATAATTGCAGACCGATTGAATATTTTGCAAACATCAATTGTGTAATAAAAGTATAAACAAACCCTACAAATGCTGATAATAATGGTGATTTAGTAATATATTTTGTTTCATTATACAAGTATGCCCATATCCATACCCAAGCACAGTATATTAAAAAAAGTTCCATATATATATATAATTTATTTTTTATAATAATTAACACATTGGCTAACTTTATGTTCCTCGTTTTCTGCTCTACAACAGGGGCAACGAGCAACACCTCGTTCAGCGATCTGATGTGAGACATGTTCATTCATACATTCTTCACTACAATATACGGCATGACCGCATCCTAATCTGTATTTAGATGGTTCAAAACAAATAGGACATTCAGGTAGTTCACTAATTTCCATATTAGCATAACTACTTAAAACTGGTGGTGAAGATGATTCAGATAAAGAATTTTTTTGCGTATTAGACAATATGTGTATTTTATTGTTACAAGCTTTGTCACCGCAGGATATGAAAACAGATTCATCACTATTCCATTTTATAATATTAACATTATCTGGTTGTTCGGTAGCAAATGTTTTAACTGGATTAGTTTTAGTTACTCTAGTACCGGCACAAGACCATGAATCAAACAAATGATAAGCGAATCCATCATCTGTTTTAACTTTAATAATTATACAATTAATTCTAGATATAGATATGTCATTACTGTTTCTTTGAGGTATAACAATATCAGCAGGGTATTCTTGACAACCACGTCCAATACAAATACTATTTTTATTAAATTTGTAATTACGTCCTTCAAAGTTAATAACTGTTTCATCTTCAACTGGTTCCTTGCTATCTAAATTAGGTAATATAAATCTTTTATAAAAGTATTCACTTCTTTGTTTAGGTGTTTTATTAGGATCTTTTAATAGATTAAGATAGATTTCTCTTACACTTTTTGCTGTAAATGTTTCTAAACGAGTGGTAGAACCCCCATCATCTTGACTTGAATTATAATTATGTGATTGACTAACCTCTTTTGATACTATAAAAGTTTTAATTAAATTTTTTAATGTATGAATATATTTTTCTGGAATATATTCATCTAATTCATCACAAAAATCGTCATATCCAATATGATGTATCATTTGAATAACATCAGATATATTATTAATTTCTAATTTTTTTGATATTATAGGAATACATTCTTCTAGACCTTCCTCTTCAAAAACTAGTGCAAGTTCTGACGACATTTGGTAATTGATTTAAATTTAAAGTTTTAAATTAAATTAATTTCAATTTAATATATAATTGATAATGTTTAATAACATATTATGTAATATATAAAGATGTTTGAACATAGTTTCAAACAAGAAGATAAATATAAATCGATAATGATAGAAGAATCAAAAAAATTATTACCAAAAGAAAGTAAAAAAAGATGTTTATGTTTAAATATATCGAAAAAGAAAGATAAGGATATGTCTTTTGAAAAATATCAAATGGATTCAACTATTTATAATGGTAAATATATGCAAACATATGAACAGTGGAAGAATGAAATAATAAAAAGTAATTGATAAAATTAAATATAAAAATAAATTATATTTAAGTAATGTCAAAACTAATGGATGGTGGTGTTATTTCAAAAAAAATAAAACAATCGCTTACTGAAACCATATATAATATGCCAAGAAAACCAGGTTTAGGTATAATACTAGTGGGTGAAAAAGAAGATTCCAAAATATATGTTAAAATGAAAAATAATGCATGTAAACAAGTAGGAATCGTTAACTATGATGTTTATTTACCTGAGAATGTATCTGAAAAAACAGTTATAGAAACTGTTGAAAATATGAATAATAACAGTAACATAGATGGAATATTGATTCAATTACCCTTACCAAAACACCTAAATAAAAATAATATTCTTAATAAAGTTTCTATAAATAAGGATGTAGATGGTTTTCATGTTAATAATATGGGTAAATTAGCAATAAATGATTTATATCATGCAGCACCATGCACTCCATTAGGATGTTTAAGACTTATGGAAGAATATAACATCACAATAGAAGGAAAAGAAGTAGTAATAATAGGTTGTAGTAGTATTGTAGGTTTACCATTATCTTTTATGTTATTACATAAAGGTGGAACTGTAACAATTTGTCATGATAAAACAAAAGATATATATGAGCATACTAAAAAAGCAGATATATTAATATGTGCAACAGGTAACCCCAGATTAGTAAATGGTGATCATATAAAGGAAGGTGTGGTGATTATTGATGTAGGAATAAATAAAATACTTGATACAACAGCAGAAAAAGGTTATA